AGCCAAAGTATTTAGTGAAAATATAGAATTCTTGATCTTAGATATAACACTTGGGATTTTTTTGATCTGACTTGTTACCTTGTCATTGATTTTTAGGGCTGCTGAAAAAGTCTTTCTACCAAAACTCATACCAGCACTCATAGCTTTTTTGATCCCTGCTGTTGCAGTGTCTTTTAATCCAAGTTTTGGAGTCCAGGTCTTTTTACCGAGCCCGTCTCCCTTTTTACCAAACTTGTCGAGGACTGGACTTGCTTTATCTTCAAGTCCTAATTTTGGCTTTGCACGCTTCTTTCCAAGCTTGTCCATCTCTCGTGATGCTTTCTCTGCATTCTTCCCTGTTTGCTGTAGGCCAGAAGATGCATGGTCGGAATATTCCGATACAACATCGATCACAATTTCTTTGTTTGCCATTTATGCATCTCCTCCTTCCATAGCTTTTAAAATTGCTGCAAAAATAAAAGCCCTCTCTCCTTCAGAAAGATCAAGGGCTTGTGATGGTAACATTCCAGTCCGTAAATAATTTTCTGCAAGCATAGAAGCTAACGGACTGGATTCAATTAGTTTTTTGCGTAGTCAACTACACTAACACCGCCTCCAGATAAGTTATCAATAGCATCGCTGACAGCTTCAAGCTCTCCAGCTGTTAACACCTCTTTGATAATTTCGTTCTGTGTCATAACCATATGACCAGCTTTCTTTAATCCTTCTTTCAGTGCTGAATTATCCCAGAATTTCTTTCCGTCAGTCGCTACTGTTGCAGTGTAAATCTTCCATGCCATGTAATCAGCTGTACTTACTTCTTTCTCAACGAGAGGAAGTGAAGCTCCGCCTGGGTTTGCCATATAAGTTGTAGCTTTCTTTCTACACTGTGCAATTTCATCGAAAGATAATGGTCGAACATTAAATTTAAACAATGTCTGTCCATTTCTTGTAATATTCAATGGCTGCTGTACTTCTGTTTTATACTCTGCGGCTTTTAAAAGACCCGTGATAAGGTCCATTTCATTTTCTTCTGTTACTTCGATTTTTGTTTCTTTCTTCTCTGCCATTTTGTTTCCTTTCCTATACCAGTGCTTTAATGGAATCTGGTACGCTGTTTACAATAAACTGACACTGCCTTTTGATGATCTCTCCCGGTTTTACCTCCAGAATGTTTGTATCTCCATCAGGAATACATTCATCTAACAGATATTTACTTTCGCCACCAGCAAGTGGTTCTGTAACACCTCCCTGTAAACTGAATGTAGGAATTTTCCCATTTTTAATCGCTTCCAGCATTGGTACGATCGTCAGATCATCTCTTACTACAGCTTCAGTGAACGATGCTGTAAATTTAACACTGTCTGGAACTCCATATGTCTGTACATCTCCTGCCGGATGGAAATCTACGTTTGAAAAATTCATTCCGATTGTAAACTCTTCCACGGATGCAAACCAGATGGAGACTCCATCCAGTGTAATAAAAAGCTTTCCGTCTTTTCCTGTCATCAGCTTTCTAGTATCAAAACCTTTTCCACTCATCTATATAACACCTCCTACTGTGCGATATACTGGAACTGATATGTTAAGTAGATCTTTTCCATGCTGTCAACGTCATCAATGCGGATAATAAAGTATGCATAATCCGCTGCATGTGGATTTTCTGTATCCTCATAAAATTCGTAGGTATCTAAGATCTTTCCTTCTCTGTTCATTTCAGCCAGTACTTTTTTAGCTTCCTGAATTACATTATCAACGCCTGCTGCATTGTTGCTGATCTTACCAATCAATGGTTCTAATGTACGATTGATACGGTCAAAAGCTTCGTAACGTACAGATGTACGTTTGATTTTCTTCCATCCTTCGTCATCGTCCTCATCCAGAACTGTATATGTGTTCACTCCTGAATCAAACCAGACCTGCCCTTCCTGTCCTTCTGACAAGAGAAGCAATCCAGATTTGATCGCATCGACATATTGTTCATTCGTCAACTGTTCAATACATGACTCCGCATCTGGAATCTCTGTATGTACAATTGATGTACTTGAATCTTTGCATCCGATCACACCTGCCTGAACTGCTGCCGCAAGGTATCCTTCCACTCTATCTCCGGCGGTATTATAGTATCCACTACCGCAGTAAATAAAATATGGTGCATTATATGATTTTGCATTTGTCTTTCTTGTAGCAAGTGACTTTCCTGCCGCTTCTCCAAGTACGCAAACTCCTAACGCTCCGTTTGAGTGGATTCTTTCCATGTATGTCTTCGCTAATGCCTTAACATCTTCTTCGACTGTATCAAGCACCAGTACATTCCAAGCATAAGTTTCGAATGCATTAAATGCATTGCTGTAATCTTCTGTTGTGACTGCCGGTGCTGATCCACCAGCCAAAGCCTGCTGTGCAACCGTCTGCATGATCCCGGATGCTCCAGAAACAAGTTCTGCGGATAAATACTTGCTGTCTTTCATTGCTTCCACAAGATTTGCAGCCTCATTTACATCCGCACCAGCGATAAAACTTACTTTTTCAACAAGTGTTGCCCCATTGTAAACGGAACACTCTTTTGTCGTTTCATCTCCTAATTTCTGTTTTACAGTTACGGAGAATTTCAAAGCGGTTGGATATTTTGTCTTTAATGTAACTGCATTTGTGGCCGTGGTTGTCTGTAAGGACAGGCTTCCTTCTTTACCACCAGTTCCAAGACGGTAAAGATATACCGTGTTAGCACCTGCATCAAACAGTTTTACCGCTGCATCGATCGTTCCACTCTCCATATAAAGTGAAAGCAAATCGCTCTTTGATGTGATCTTCTGAATCTCTCCAACAGGACCGAAATCTGCATGAACCGGAATACAGAAAACTCCGTTCATTGCGGATGCCACACCATTATTTGTGATCTGCTCATGTCTGCGATAGACTCCAGCCCTTTCTTTTTTCTCGCCTTTTAAAAATAATCCGGACAAGTTCTTATACCTCCTTCTTCTTAAATGTATCTACAAGTTTCTTCGCTGTACTCTGCGTTGCTTCTTTAACACCTGCCCTTGCAAATGCCGTTCGGATAATATCTTGTGATACTCCTAACACCTGTGGATTTTCTGCGTATTCATCCACAGTATAAGTAACTTCTGGCACTGTTTTTGTTTCTTCTTTCTTTTCTGCCATTGTTTCCTCCTAATTTATTGTAATTGTCTTTAATTCATCGACTGTTTCAACATCTCGCAGCTTCCCATACTGACCTCTTACCGTTACCTGTCCATCTTTTAATGGATCAAGTTTCGTGCTGTATGCCAGCTGATTTACAAAAAACGGCGATCCATCATTCATAACGAACCGCTCTCTTTCCTGTAAATCTTGCAGCAAGTTCATAACAAACTGATCAGCATTTACATCCGATCCGGAGATCACATGTACCTTGATGTTGTTTGTAAACCATGTACAAGCATATGTCGATGGGAACGTTCCTGGCTGCATAGAATCCAGTCTAGTATAAACAACCACTTCTTCATCATCCGGCTTCCAGATTTCGTCAAGTTCCGTGTTATTGATCACTGTCACGTTCCAGTTCTCATCAATGTGTTTTGCCAAAGAACCGACTGCATCCAGCGGAAGGTATGAATGTTTTGGAAAAGCATATGCATCGAATGTCAACACTGATCCACATACTTCTACATCCATTTGCCCTTCGATTGCTTCCTGAAATGATTCTGACTTTCTCCATACAAGAGAAATCGTTGTATCTTCATCGGTCAAGAAAACTCCTTCAAACGCTTTTTTCAGGATCTTCTTCGCTTCAAGCAAGTTCTTATATCCTTGATTATTAAACAGATACGCTATCGCAATCTCCATCGTTCCAGAAACCTTACGCTCTGAATCATCTTTCAGATTCAGCCCATAGATAATACGTCCATACTGCGAACCATTCCACCTTGAATCAGAATCATCTGGTGCCTGATCTAAAAAGATTGCTGGTCCATTTTTGAATACAGACAATCCGTTAATATTCAGGCTTTTTAAATACTTGAAAATTATTTCTTTCATAGAGTTACCTCAAAATCTGAACCGAAGATCTTTACAATCTCCGGCTCTGCTTTCTTCTTAATTGGATCAATAAATGGTCGTTTTGCCATCTTTTTTGTGCCACCTTCCAGCCATTCAGCGTGTTTTGAATTACTTTTTATCCGGCTTGTAACTTGATCTCCTTCAATCAGAGTTTGATCATCCCAGTCCTGACGTAACTTTCCAGACTGTGGTGCTGGTGTTTCTCCCGGTGCGGATGATCTATTCGGAAGCCGTTTGTATTTCTTTCCAGAACCGCCTTTCGACAATACTTCGATCTCAATATTTCTAAGGGTGTTTGTTGCCATTGCACCCTTTCGCATCATCTCTCTTTTGATACTTTCATCAAGATTCTTTGCACATGCTTGAAATTCAGCTTCTACGCCCATCTGTATCACTTCTTTCTAATACATAATAGATGGAAAACTGCCCTGTTCCAGCTGGATCTTTTGTACCCTTCACGATAAACTTACGATCATGGCACGGATCATCGCCAAGCAGTAACACATCGTTCTTACTTAGCTTAACCACTGGATGGTAAGACACAATCGTATGACTGATCGGAGTCTGGTTTTGTTTCCAGATTTCCATTGTCTTCATATCTGCTTCGGCTAGTATACCGTCTATGATCGCATCAGGGGCTTCTTTTTCATCACCCTTTACAACCATGCCATCGTCCATGACTTCTGTATCCTGCCAGTAAACACGGAAAGACTGCATATATTGATATGGTCTACCGATTGATGTCATTTTCAAAAGCGTCCACCTCCAGGATGATTCATCATGCCAACGTAAAAATACTCTCGTTTTTCATTCTCATACGGCTTGATTCCAACACTTGAAGATGCAATTTCTTTTTTCAGATCATCATAAAGCTGTTTCCAGAAATTCATTCGATTACCAAAATTAAAAGAGACAGGGCCAACACTGTTGTCTACGTCCTGTCCGTATTTGAACATCATATGTTCTAGCAATTTCAGTTTTGCCATCTTAAAATTGTCTGGATACTGCTCTAATACAGCTGTGATCTCTTCATCGGAAAGTGCAGCTGACATTTCATCTTTGGATACATCAGTATCCGCCAATTCAAACCGCATTTTCATAACATCATCGGAATTGATATCTTCTGGAAAATAGTTATACGTCATTCTCCTCGCCACCTTCCGGCTGTTCTGCTGGTTCTTCGGTTTCTTCTACTGCTTCTGATTCCTGATTAATATCAGTATCAACGGAAAGATCAGCAAGTCTTGTTTCAACTGCTGCCTTAATTCCTTTTCTGGAATCAATCTCATGTAACAGCTGTAAGATCGGTGTATCTTCCTCTGTCATGGTCGCAATCTCAATTTTTGCCTCTTCCATTGTTTTCTGAATTGTGGCAAAGAACTGTAATAACTGCTGTGCGTTCACTGCAAGCTCGTGCTTAGATTGTAATAAAGGAATTGATAAAGTGTTAGGGTTAACATTCAAATCCTCTGCATACGCTCCATTTACGCTCGCTACTTCTGCAATGTGTCCAGACTTCTTTAAAAAGAGAGATCGTCGTTCATCTACGACACCCTCTGGAATAGTCTCTCCGGCCTTATACTGCCTGCCGCCAAAATTAACTGGCTTTAATGCAACATAATTCATACTAGGCACCTCCTACTCAGCTACACATCCTGTTAAGAATGTTGCGAGATCATCGGAAGTTTTCTTCATATCAGTTGCCATAAGTCCTTCGATGAACTCTGTATGTGTTCCACCTTCTCCGTCATACTGTGATGTAGCCATCCACTGTCCGTTGCCTAACATATCCCATGTATAGATATAACCGGCAGATGGTTCTTCCAGAGATACCTCTTTTGGTGCATAAGTCATTAATGCACTGCTGTCGTCAAAAACAAACTTCATATCGGCTTTCTGACCGATCTCTGCTGCATTATATGTTGAATATAATACTTTAACCTCTTCAAATCCAAGGATCGCTGCAATTACCTGTTCGTCTACAAGTGCTGGGTTTGGTGTTGATCCTGAACCAACAACTCGATCTAAGAACTGTGGATGATTCTTGATCGCTTTAAATGTCTTATATCCTAAGCATAATTTGTTTGGTAATCTACGTCCGTTTAAAAGCATTTCCTGTTTCATATCGTCAAACGCACCTACGATATCAGCGTTAGCATCATCAAAACGTACAAACTGCTTAGATGTTGAAGCTGTTGTTTCTCCTGTCTTAACATTTCCCCATGCATCAGCATTGAAAAACTTGTTTGCAAAGATCATATCAAGATGCAAATTCATCTGCTCTGAAATCTGTCTTACCTTTGCACGTCTTGGATCAATCGTCGCTGGTGCTCCTGTTCTCTGGTAATCAAGAGATGTGATATTGTCTACTCCAACGATAACCTGATCTACCTCGCATTTGTAAGTACCGTCTGAATGAGAGAATACAGCTGGTTCTACTTTGCCGAACTTAGGCTTTCTTCTTACCTGATCTTTTGCAATCTCTTCCTTGTTGAAAATATAGTAATTTCCTGTACTTGCCTGCACTGGAAGAATCGGGAAGATACTTGGTGCAACGTTCATTCCCGGTGCCTGAAAATAGCTCATTGCCATATTTGTTAAGTAATAGTTAGGTTTCCATCCCTTCGCAATATCAACTGCGATTGCTGCTGCGTTATTATGTCCTGTGCTCATTTATTCTATTCCTCCTTTATTTACGCTTCATATCCAGCATGGATAATCGCAACTCTTACGGTATCTCCTTTTGCTGTTGCCGGTGCAAGTGCCATAGCTAAAATGTACTGCCCTGTGGTTGCCTTCTGACAAAATCCCTCTGCATCTACAGCAAGGAAATCTCCAGAATCAAACGCTGCACCAGCGGTCCACATGCCCTGATTTCTGATCTGAACAGTAATATCATCGCCTTTGGCTACTGTTTCATCTCCAAGAAGCACAATTCCTGTTGCTTCCTTTCCGGCTTCAGGAATTTTTGCTCCATCTTTTGTTAATAAAACCGCTACGGCTGTTTTGAGTTCTGCTCCAGCTGTAACATTGATCACTGGGCTTCCACCAGTTGGATTGTATTCATATGTTCTGTTTGCCATCTTCTCTGTACCTCCTTTCTTATTTATCGAACATTGCTCTTAATTCAGGATCATTCTGCATAACGATATCCTGTGCCTGTGCATCAGTAAGGTTTGGCATAGACTTTTTAATCTCTGCTACCTTTGCGTTCATCTTTGCAACACCTTCTGTATCGTCATTTCCTGTGTGTGCTCCACCAGACTTACCGATCTCCTCAAACAGACCTGATTTCTGAATTACTGCAAGATTGTTATCCATGGATGCAATGAAGTTGTTGTACGTTTCATCAGATGTTGCTTTCATGGATTTCAGAACTGGCACTAAGTCCTCTGCTTTTGTTCCTAAGAGTTCATACTTCTTAGCAACTTCTTCTAAGGACTTCTGTTCTGCTTCCTCTGCTCTCTTCTGGATTGGTTCCATGATCTTCTTCATCATAGAAGTGAAGTTCTTTGTAGCACCTTCCATTGCTTTATTCACTGCTTCCTGAACCTGTCCATCAATATCAGCTCTTTTTGCAGTATCCTCTTTTTTTGCATTTGCATCATCCTGTAATGCTTTTAATGCTTCTTTCTTTTCTTCCTCTGTCATGTTTGAAATATCAAATGCCATTTCATTCTCCTTTTCTTTTTTTTCTTTGTTAATAGTTTCTGGATCACAAGATTTTTCAATGACTTCTTGCATTTTTGCGATCTCAAAGTCATCTGCAACAACAGTATCTTCTTTATCCGTTGCTGCACGTTCTAATTTGATCCAAGACTTGGATGCATCATCCGAAAATGCCTTAAACTGATCAATACTCTGTGCGATTGCTGCCTGTTTATCCTCACACTCTTTATCGAGTAAGATTGACACAATCGACTGCTCCAGAGAGTTGCAGGCATTCCAGATCTGGTCCCTCACGTCGTAGATCTTCTTTTCATTCATTACATCATCAAATGATGTTGCTTCATCTTCCATGGACTTTCTGACATCTTCTGAATTTACTCCTAAGCTGTCACAAAACGCATTAAAGAATCGCTTGAAAAAGTTTCCCTTCGGTTCTTCTGCACCTCCTCTCTTTTTAATCAGGATATTTGCTTTCTGATCTGCTCCGATGTCTACTGCATCGATCTTTTTTACTTCCAGATCTTCCAGCTTTGTCTTTCCTTTTGTTTTCATGTTTCCTCCTTTCTAACGACACTTTTTCGAGTTTTGAAACGTTTTATTGCGTTTTTGATACGCAAAGTGCAATTTTTGATACAAAAAATAGACCAATTTGCATTTTTTACAAAATTGGTCTATTTTCATTTCAGATTTCACTTAATTTTAGAATAAATTTCAGTTTCTCATTTCAGATTTTACTTCTTCAATGATCTTCTGAATCTTTCTTTTATAGTTCTTGTTCCCTGTCAGCCTTATGTGGCTTTCCAAGGTCCTTAAATTTCTTGACGTTGGAACTCTTCTACGTTCCACGTTCTTCTTGATTGCGATCGCAACTCTTTTATTCCTACAGTGCGTATGATGCAATTCAAAGCAATCAGGATTGTACACGATCCATTCATCCTGTCGGTGTGATTTCTTAATCTTAAGAATGAGATCATCTCCTAATCTGCAAACATCCAGTCATTCGCTAACATATCAGCTTGGCTCGCTAACCATCCCATCTGTACACCAGACGTGCCGATAAACGCAATTGCTTTATTTCCAATGTCATTGTGATCACAATTAACAATTGTTCCGTCTGCTGCTGTGTACGAAATACATGTTGCAAGCTGAATATACTGTTTCTTTCCATTCCATCCTTTTCGTGCAACCTTAAGTCCTCTCTTTAAATACTTAATAGCGTTGGAAAAATCAAAATATGCTGCACCGCCTAACTCTGGGCAATTTTCTTCATCTGCGATCATCCATTCATCAGATGTAATATTTCCGAATGTATATTCAGGACATTTTGTTTCTCGAATATCAATGTCTTCGCCATCTTTCGTATGCATCATAATTGATTGCTTTTCTACATCCCAGAACCAATATCCGCCCCATGATGGTAGCTTCACTTTTCCTCCGGATTTCATAATTTTGAATGCATCTCTAAATTCCATTATTCGTCCTCCTCAACTTCAATACGCTTCGCTTTACCCTCAATACTGAACATCGTATAAGTTCCGTCCTTGATCTTTGCCCAAACATCATCGTCTGTGATGTGGAAACCGACCCACCAGCCTTCAGGCAACGTACCTTCCTCTATACCGAGAGTTTTCATCTTTTCCTTAGTGAATATAATACTCTCGATTAAAACGCCTGCACCGCCTCGCTCGTGCATCTCTCCGGCTTCACGATAGAACTCTACATAGGTATATGCTGTCTGTTCTAGTTCTTCCGGATCAATTAAATCGTTCTGGCGGTCAATCAGCTGATTTCCATTCTCATCGACTGCAATCTTGGCCCATCCAAAGACGTACTGCTTTTCTTCGTCCTTCTTAGTAATATCTACTCGATTCAAGGACTTTCGTATACTGTCCTGTGTCTGTGCTGGGGATCGTATATAATCGTTAAAATATCTCATGCTTCCTCCTTCTTATACAGCCGATCAAAGTCATTCTTACGAACTACATTTAATCGACCGACTGAATCTTTTACAACATAGTCTCCTATTCTTGCAACAAGTCTGCTGCCTTTATATTTCCGCACATTAAAATAGATCGTACATCCAATAACGGAGATTGCTCCGTCACACTGTGCACGATCTATCATAATTTCTTCGGTATTCATTTTCTTTGTAAACCAGTCAGGGGCGATCATCTCAATATCAGGTGTGATCTGCACTGCCTGAACTGTCTGCTCTATTGCTTTGTACTTCATCATTCTTCTTTCTTTGCATATCGTCCAGTTCCATTTGCATAATGGATTCCGTCACAGATTTTCATAGTTACTTCTAACATCCCTAAAGGTTCAAACTGCCTACGAATATTTCTCGGAATTGTCTTATCCTTTAACCATTCATGCATGTCGTCCAGTAATTCAAACCATTCTTGTTCGTGTTCTGATACATCCATATCTTGTTTCATTAGCTGATCGAATCTTTCTTTTAATTCAAGATGTTTTTCCATTTTCTAAAGCCTCCATCCAGTACGATACCTTCTGATAATCTTCAATATTTCCTGATAACATCATTTTATCATAGATCATATTATTCAGCCAGTCATACCTATCTGGTAACGGAACAGAAATAAGCTTCATTGCAAAATCATAATCATTTTTAAATAACCCAGCAACTTTATTTATATTTCTTAAAGCTTCCGTCATATGATCGTACTGTGATTCAAGAATTTGTATATTCTCTTTCTTGCTAATCTCCTGTGCTGCAAACTGTACCGAACCCTCTTCCATGTTCTCATACTGTTTATACATTTTATGATCATATTTTGTAACTGATCTAGCGTGTAACTGTTCATGTAACAAAATATGTGGGGCTGTTTCATGTCTGGTTATAATATCTCCGTTCCACTGGATACCATAAACACCAGAATCATCATCAACTACGACCTTTCCACTCCATGAGCTTTCAAGATCAAGATGTTTGTCTGCAATCTCTGACATTTTATTAGCATGGGTTTCTATTTCCTCTGTGCTGTACTCTCTCAGTTCATCTTCTTCTGTTTCATACTCTGCTGCCATGGATTTTGAATTGACATACATCACACAGCATTTACACCTCGGATGAAGCGGAGGAAGTAGCTTACCTGGGGCAAATTCTTCGTCCATTCCAACAACTTTTCCGTTCAGTTCTCTACATGTGCTGCATGTATTCTCACTGTCCGTTGCGGACCATTTTTTGTCCTGTGGTGGTAATATACCCTGATCGACAAGATTCTTTGTATGCTGGTATCTGCCATACTCATAGGCAAATGCTCTTTCGGTCTGTGCGATCGTCTTTGCTCTTTCTCTGAGCTGACGTTCTGCATACTTCATCTGCTTGTCTCTTGCCATCTGTTCAATCTTTTCTGGCTTTGTTCTTGGGTGTTTCTTCTCCAACTCTGCCTTGATCGTCTCATAATACTTCATAGCTGCCTGAGTCTGTGGCTTTGTTAAACCAATACAGGGACGGATAAACCTTGCAAGCTCATCTGTTCCCATATGTTTTCTTATTCCGATATCGATCATTGACTGAATTGCATCTTTCTGTACTCTTGTACAATTCGTTACAAGCTCAGCTGTGTGATTTTCCAACCAATCAGATACCGCCCAATGATCTGCATCAAATTTATATCCAATGTCTATTCCTTTGTGCTGGTTTTGATTTTTAGCACCAGCTTTCATTGCTTTAACCATCTCTGGTGCAATCTTATCATGAACCAGTTTTGAATAATCCTGTTGCCATTCTTCTACAGATTTCTTGGAGATCACACCAGCCTGAATAGCTTCTCTGATCTCTTTAAATGTAAAAACCGTCTGCTGATCCTTCCAATACCTGACCAGCAAGCGTGTTAATTCTGGACTGCTGCTATTAAGAAACCTCTCTAATGCTTCTTTCACATCATTTGGCTTCATCGATCCACGCTTCTTAACCTTTCGGAATAGGAACATATAATCAGCTCCTTCCTAAACGTTTTTTGGCTTCTTGTACCTTTCCATCATCTTCGGCAACTTCTTGATTGTCCTCTGGATGTACATTATTTCCCTGTGATCCAAGATCATTTGTCTGCTGATCTTCTCTATCAGGATCAATGAACCTTTCATCGTCAGCTACCTTTGGCGGCAAATTAGCGACTTCTCGAACATATGTTTCCAATTCGTCGTCTGGGATCAATACACCAGTGCCAACCATCGTCTGAATGTACTGTGCTAATTTGTTCATGTCGATCTTTTCAATATCTCCGTGAACCATCTTCGGGTAGTCTGCGATCCCCTTGAAATGTTCTCCGTTTAGATCAATCAATCTTGGGATCGCTTGGTTATTAAACGCTTCACAGATAATGTCAAGGTATGATCCAATCGCTACAGCAAATAACTCTGTCTTATCATCTGACAGTGCAAATGATCCAGTGTGTTCATGCCCCAACAGAATAAAATCCGCAAGCGTTGTCATTGCTATGCGGCTATCATAACGATTTATGATCTCGTTCGTATCAATCTGTCTGCTTCCACCTGTGGAAACAAGCTCGAACTTAAATCCCGGTGGTAACACGATTCCAGCACTTTTGTCTTGTCGGACATTCTTTACCAAACTATAAGCCCAGGTTAACATTCTTGAGCCTTCGGGATCATCTGGATTATACAAGTCAACACCTTCTGGTGGTGTGACCATCGGTATACCAGCGAGATCTCTTTCAATCCCGATCCCTTCAAATTCTTGGATACCTTTTTTGAAGTACCAAGAACGATAAGCATTTCTCAGGATACTCCTTCCTTCTGGATTTCCTTTTCTGGATCTGGTCCTGAAATGGATTGCCTTTTCCAGTGGGATCGTATAAAGTCCAAAATTTGGCGGTGGCATCTGCGTCATGCCGATAAGATTGTCTTCATAGTCATACTCCCATTGATACAACGAATCCTGTGATCGGATAGGAAGCTTTCTCCATCCAATCAAACCATCATCATATTTGCTGTTCGTCTTAGGATTTGCTGTCCGCCCTGATCTTCTCTTATATACGATCTCATGATATGACCAACCATATGTAAGGAATGATAATATTTCCGATACTGTGTCAGTCCATGTGCTCTGCATATCATTCATGCAAGACTCCACGAACTCTGCTGCCTCTATATCCTTTTGATCGTCTCCCTGTGGCTCTACGGAAAACTGTGCCTGTCTAAGCAATGTATCTAACGCAAATATGATTGCTCCGATCACATCATCGTTAGACTCCATTTCCGTATATACCTTTACTCCTCGTTGTCCTCTCAACTCTAGGAGAAATTCTTCGTAAAAGCTACCGCCCCACCGATTTTGACCGATGCGACCTATTTCATCATACAATGCTATTTCACCTCCAGTAACTATCTTTTGTTCCAACATCACTTCCTGGAACACTGATTGGTTTAATTTTGTTTCTGTAGCAAGATAAAACAACAGCATCTGCCCGGTCCGGAGACTCTCCGATGCGTTCTTTCATTGCTTTTTTTGATTCTAGTCGTATCTTCCCTGATGAACTAAGATCATATTTTCTCGCACTTAATTGTGCGATAAGCTCTGTATCATTTGGTAATACTGCTTCTTTTTCTTCTAACATATCTCTTAATATGGACCATGCATAAGATGTGATATCATGATATTTTTCTGCTGCTTTCTTGTCTGGAACGGCAGCAGAAAAATTAACCGGAACGATAACTACACCAGATAGCTTTCCTTCCGATTTTAATTCATTCAAACGATCTGTTACTCCTCCACCAAGACCAGTATCATCTATGATCACATATATTGTTTTTTTATATTTAAACTTTTCCTTGATATTCCTACACTCTACAACAACATCTCCTACAGTTTTCATTAGATCTTGACCATGCCTAATCTTTTCTAGTGTGATCTTGTTATTCATATTTCTTGCGATCACTGTGTCATCATCACCAAAACGGGCCACATCGACTCCCAAAGTGCAAATATCAGCTGGTGGTATCTCTTCCAGGATGATCGATGCTTCCAACATTTCCAAAGGCATATAAACATCATCATCCTGTTTAGGAAACAATCCTTTTACTCTGACTCTGACAACATTACTTTCTTCTCCATATTTCCTGATCAGAGAATCAATGTTGTCCTTATTAGTTCTTTTAGACTCTGCGGAGTTTACAGTGATGCAATAATATAATTTACGATCCGATGTATGGCTGTCGTAAAATGTACCGCTTGCTTTTGTCGGGTTTCCACAAAGTAGCAATTTATTATTTGATCCTGTCAGAGTACCTAAGATTGCTTCCATGATCGGATCTGCAACACCAGAAGCTTCATCAACGATAAATAGCATATTATCCTCATGGAATCCTTGCATATTTTCTGGAGTGGTTGCTGTTCTTGCTACTGCATACCAACGTTCTTTGCTGCCAATCATAGATATTTTTGTTTTGGTCCACTGTAGTATCTCCTTCAATAACGGAGATTTACTTTGCCACTTTGAAACCTCTGCCCATAGAACATCGTTCAACTGGTGCAGTGTTGGGGCTGTTGCAACAACTCTTGCATTCTCAAAACAGCTTAAAAACCATAACAATGTTGCAGCTTCAAATCCTGTTTTTCCAACACCCTGTCCGGATTTTATCGTTACTTTTGGATTATCTCTTAAAGCAAATGCTGCTTCTTTTTGCCATTCATCTGGATAAAAGGAAAGAACTTCTTCAAAAAATTGAACTGGATTCTGCTGCCATAAAGGAATACTCTCTACAAGGAAATCATGTAATACTCTATCATCCATCTGATTCCCTCGCTTTTTTTACAGCATCCATCCAAGATTGAACCGCATCAGATTCATTATTATTTCCACTATGCTGAATTTGCTCTGTTCGAGCCTTCATTTGTTCAACCTTAGCTTTTTGTTCTTCTGTTGCCATATTCATATGATCTGACAACCATTGCAAAGCTTTCATGCGATCAGCTAATTTAATACTTGCACCATCACGTCCTTGTTTTACTTCAGATAAAATCGTTCCGTCTATTTCTGTAGAATCCTTGAATCTAACGACATTTGCTGTTTGCTTTAGTATTTCTTTTTCTCCAGTCTTTGGATTTTTTATTTCCACAGGTCCATACATTGACATTACTGCTACTTCTTCTGTTCCAAACGAGACATAATCCGTAATATCAGCAAAAGCGATATCCATGTATTTTTGGAAAATATCCTCTTCCGATAGAAATTCACGATTAAGACGATTTTGTTTAAGACTATTGATCTCTGATTTTATCTTAGTCTTTCTTAGTAACATAGATCCATTAACCATAGCAGTTTCATAACTACATTGATAGGCTTTTTGATATGCTTTTGTAGCATTAAAACAACGTACATAATAAATGCAAAAAAGCCGCTGTTTATCTGTTAATTCAGGATTTTCTATAACCTGTCTAACTTCTTCAACACCGGATTTGCTTTGGCTATTATTTTTTTGTTTGGAGTACTCCGTATTCTTTTGGAGTACTCCATTCATTTTTTCATTCCATTTATCTTTACACTTCCATCCACTTACTGTTTTTTCTGGAACTTTAAGTATTTTAGAAATTTCTCTGTTTTGGATCTTTCCCTTATGTTTTTTATATATTTCATAGGCTTTATCTCTATTAGGATCTCTTGCCCTTGGCATATCACCACCTCTCATCCATTTGCTTAAATAAAAAGACTCCCTATAATTTCATAAGGAGTCTCAAATGATATTATTATTTTTACTAAATCAATAAAGTTTGGTTTTTAGACTAATATCATATTAGCACTTTTATTTTCTAATTAGTACCTACCAATTTTCTACCATCAAATTTTATATTTTTCTAATTGCTATTAATATCTCTTAAGCCTACATTTTTAGGGATTTTTAGAAATAATATACAGCAATAATTTTACATGCTATACTTACGTCTTTATACACTGTTTTCTCGCTGATTCTCTCTTCTTCCGCAATTTCTGATACTGATTTCTTCTCCTTATCTATGTATAAGCCGTAAATTTCTCTGCATCTTCTTAAATCTTCATAACTGGATGATTCATCGCACTCTTTTTTGTACATTTCAACTGCTCTTTCTAACTGCTTAATCTTAAACAGTTCCATACGTCTTTCTTCTTCATTACGCATGATCCGTCTTTCACTTTTCATAAGCTGCTGATCGACATTCCCCATTAGGTCTTTTATACACTCATATCTAAGCTCTCTTTCTTCCTCTTTTGTTAGCACTGCTTCATCTGCCAGCTTTGCTTTCGTCCTTCTGTAATTCGTAAGCATTTTACGGATGTTCTTCGCAAGAATCTTATCTACGTTTTTTTCTTCATCCAGTATGGTATCTCTGTATGCTTTTACTGCTTCTTTTACGATCGCCTTCTCTTTCTGTGTAAGAATGTTTTCTTTTCCCATTATGCCGCCCTCCTAAATTGACATTGATCATATTTGAATGATATAATTTAGTTAGTTGTTGGTAGTCGTTTCTTAGGAAGCGGCTTTTTTATTTATTCATCCCACTGTAATTTCTGACCGCAATCAGGGCAGTATTTCGTTTTTCTTTCGATCGGAATGTCATGGTATCCATCCCCAAGGTCTCTTGAGAACTCATATCCGCATACACACTTTGTATCCTCCCATTGTTTGAACTTAATCTTCTGTGGCTTCTGTTTTTCTAACGCTCTCCTGCACTGTACAACAGTTCCTAATGTCTTGTAATACTCCAGCAAATAATAATCCACCTGAACATTCTTGCTCTCCTGTTTCAATGCCTTGACTTCTTCTGGTGTCAACCCTGTATCTTCATAACGTGCCAGATCATACATTGCCTTATTGATAAGGTTCTTATTTCTGATAACTGCCACTCCGCAGCTGTATTCTGTTAATCGCTCCATATTCCTTCCTCCGTTTCGTTTATCTTCTTAATATTTTCCAAATTGTTAAGCCTATATAATATCCCATCAACTACATATTTTTCTATTATCTCATACAAAGCATTTATTTTCGTATCCGCCATTTCTTGAAAGTTGCATCCTAGTAACAAATCTTCTAATTTGCATATCTCACAACAACCATGTATATTACAATAGTTATACAATTCTGTTATTTTTTCTGCTCTTGTCATAGAGCCTCCTCGTACATATCAAAATCTACACATAATTCACATTCGAGTGTAGAATATTTATGTCTGCAATTTCTACATTCTTGGTATAAATTTTCTTCCTCCCATTTTTCAGTGCGATATCTTCTGTTTTTTTTGCGTTGATTATAAATAGTTAGTGATCTTAATTTTTCGCAGTTGTCGAAATTTTTCTTTAACATTCCCCAAATTTTCTTGTCGTGCCTTTTCTTAAGTCTTGTTCCTTTATACGTTCTTCCTGCTATTATTAGCTTATCTCTTTCCTTCTTTGCCTGTCGCTTATTCATTCTCTACCTCCACTGGCACATAATCTAACGGAGATCGCCATACCCAGCCCCATGTATCATCGTAAATAAGAAATTCCGTACACTCGAATTTATCTTTCTGGACAGCAAATACTGTGTAAATCTTTCCTGTTGCTTTCTTCTTTACTTTAAACATAATTAACGCCTTTCTATATCAGTGAAAAATAATAAGCCGAAAGTATCATACATGCCCAAAATGCTGTATTTAATTTCATTGCTGCAAATGGCTTTCTTTTACGTTCATATATTTCTGATGCAATTATAGATATAATTCCTACCATGAAAAACGCATAAGCCAATATTTTGTTATAGATCATAGATCATCCCTCTCTTTCGCTGCCTGACATAAAGTCATTACTGTTGCACCAGCTACTGATCCAATGAATAATCCACTTAAAAATCCTACGATCATAGATTAAACCTCCATCATATTTTCAAACCCTTCTATTGCTTTCCATGCTACGACCGGTGCTAGATCTAACTCTTCTACTGTTTTAAACTCTGTATCTACATAGCCAAAACTTCGTGCGGCATAAATTTCTTGATAAAATCCGAATCCGTATTCGTCATCATACTGCATTGTTGCTCGTGGTATGCAGTCTTCGTTATCTTCCTGAACAACCTCAAACCACGTTCTTTCAGGATGAGGAACATCTGGCAGATCAGTAGGATTCTTTCTTAAGTCGTGCCATCTGTATTTTTCTTTGTATTTCCTCAACTCTTTCAGTTCTTCCAACCACTTCGCAAGCTGTTTATAACTTTTTGCTTCTTCAAAATAGAAATTTGCTTCATCGTCATTAAGGTTTCCCATTTGAACCATTCCATGATGGTACTTTGTTTTTGTCATATTATTTGCGTATTTGATAGCTTCTTCTAAATTCATAAGCGACACCACCTTTCAAATTCAGGGCTAAGGATATCCTCTGTTGTAAAACCATCCTCTCGTTCTACTTCTTCGACTTGTTTGGCTGATAACCCAAAAACATTAATCAACACCCAACTCTGTTCATGCATATGTCCTTTGCTGTCTAAATTCTCAGGATATTTGTGATATTCAGCACAACTTTTTGCATATCGTATCTGATACCTAATTCTTTCTTCATTCCAGGCCTTTAAGATATTACTGTTAATCATTTGTTTCCTCCTCACAATCTACACCGAACAAATATTTCAAGATTCGGTCTTTTCCAACAGATTTGATTGCACCCTCCGCGATTTCCTTAGATGTAAAATAAGTTATAGATTCTCCACGGTAAGGACCCGTATTTGTTGATACACAGATACATTCTTTTGAAAGATACCCACATGCTATTTCGAAGTGAAAATTATTTCCATCCCATGCCTCTTTTTCTGAGTCGTTATGTTCTAAAGCATATCTTTCCAGTTCTCTTTTTACTTTTGCTTTTTCTTTTGCGAAATCCGCTTCCTTTTCAGTTTTAAATATATTTCCTATCTTCCATCTATCTTTGTCTACATAAACATTGTTCCAAAAATCTGCAATCGAAACATTACAATCATTTATATAATAATAAACTTCCCCTTTTTTTGGTTTCCAGACACAACTTTCTCTACTTGATTCCCCTCTTCCTTTATCTACCAGCGTTTTGAACTGTTCTCTTTCTTCTTCGGTTAAATTATTTAGATTTACTGTAATCTGTTCGTTCATTCTCATACCTCCTATTTACTGCTCAAAGTATCCCTTGACTCTTCCCTGATCGTCACACTCTACAAGATGACAAACTCCATCAAAGAACCACTCTTTCAGCTTTTCTCTCTCTTTTCTATCATCCATGATCACATCCCACATATATTCGAGAAGTTCTGTTTTTGTTTCTTCATTTCCTCTTACTTTCTTCCAGATATAATCCTTAGACTCTTCGTCCGGAATTACAAAGCCCTCATGCTCATAGCCTGCTACCATCATAGTTGTTCACGCTCCTTCCAGATGTCATTAGCTTCTTTCTCGCAATTCCTTTCAATGTAGTAATCGAATAAGAACTCCTTTTGTGCTTTTGTATAATCCTTGCCTGAATCCTTTGTTGCAATTGCAATTCCCTGTGACGGATTGTGAAGAAGTATCCAACCTTCTTTTATTAATGAATCCCCAGCTTCATACAGTCTCGGCAGCTTTGAATATTCTTCGTCATTTTTTACCTTACTTTCTAAATACTCATAAGCCCACTTTTGATGATCTCCCCATTTTACCGCATGGAATTTTCCACTTGGTTCTAACCAGCCATAATCTTTGGTTGTATGTTCCTCTGTATCAAGCATTCTTTTCATATAACTATCTAACTCTCTTGATACTACCGGCTGTGGGTCTGTAATCTCTTCATCAAGTTCATCAGCAATTCTCTTTTTTAGATATCTAGGAATGATTTTCATTGCAACGTTCCAACGCATTTTATACCGTTCTAATTCATCTTTAACTTTCTTTTGCTCTCCCACAATATCCCATACGTTCATATATTCCGGCATTTTTTCTTCGCTTTCAGGTCCATATATCTCCAGATGGTAAGAACCTTCTCTTGTGCTGCCTTTTAACGCTGCACGTCCAAGTAAAAGATCTTCCGCATGCCTTCTGATCTGGTCTTTGGTTTCATCAGTTCCACTCATGCAACTGTTTAACAGCTCTATGCACTTGTCGTATCCCTTGCCCTCTACATAAAACCATTCTCTTGATAGATCCGTTATAAATTCTCCATCTACATTAAATTGTAATGTACACATTTTTCACTCCTTAATCCATGTTCCAATAACATGATGCAAAGTTTTAAGACATCTTTCACACAAGAAAATGCTTGATTCATAATGGTCGAATCTTATTTTTAAAATTTCTTGGTCCTCTCGTGATTCTTTGCCACATTCTGTGCAAGTTCCTCTTGCTTCTGTACCTTTTCGTTCACTTATTCTAATCACATTCATGTTCTTTCTCCTTCTCACAATAAATACAACTATCATCACACTTGATCCGAACCCTTAGCTTCTGCTCCTTGTCCGGACACAGCTTCATGTCCTTAATTGACTTGCCTGTGATCTCACAGATGTAGCCTTTAAATTCTTTCTTGTTTACCATACTGCCACCGCCTCATGTAAATGTTCTCTTAATACATCTGCTGCCTCGTGTTGATTCTCATGCTCCAATAACTTGATCACATTCGGTAACACTCTTCGCCCTTTATCGATCACTTCCTGGTTTGATGCAATCATTTCTGCATTCATGTCGATGTTATAACGTTTCTTTAAATCTAATGCCATGTCTTCAAATGTTACAAAATGTTCTGCGTACTGATCCAGAGATACCAGGCACATGGATTTATGATCATATGCTTCTTTGAATCTTCGAAGTCTCTTTTCTCCAAAGCCTTCGCTATCTGCCAGTGCTGATAATGCTGTTGTCATGATGTTTCCATAGAGTGTTGTTGCTAGGATTTCAAAAGCTTTATCTAATCTGTCGTTGTCGATCAGAAGTCCAACTCTCAATGCTCCTCGCATCTGAAGCTCTTTTCTTAATCCATCAATTCCCTTTTTTTCTGCAATGCCTAACGCATATGCCATTCCTGCCATTCTGGCCTCTTGTTCTTTATCAAGCTTCCCCATTCTGATCATCCTTCTTTCTCATCATTGCAATATCATAAATTGTCTGGCAAATCTGCTCACATACCTCTTCTGCATGATCGTCTTCTGTAAGCTGCCTTACATATTTCTTTCCGCAAGCAACACATGTTAATCGCCGAATCTGCTCCCATGCACTCCATGCTACGAACGAATTTCCCAATGCATTTGCCATTAACGAATCTGTTCCGGATCCATTTGCATCTCTAAACCATTTATTTCTTGGTTTTTGTAATACTTTCTGTGTATCTTCTTTGCATACACTCTTTTCAAGTTTTTCTAAAACTCTCTTTTCAATTCTATCTACGATTTCTTGTTCTTTTTGCTCTGTCATTTTACTTCCTCTTACTCAAACCGACCTGCACCAGATCCATACTGATGCCACGCCGTGCATCTCATGTTCTCAGCTTCTCTTTTCTTCTCATCCAGGCACTCCTGCCGGTATTCATCATCCCATTTTTTCAATGTTGGCTGACTGATCGTTGTCAGCTCTGACAGCTTCTTGTAGCTTATCCCTGTTGAGATGATCAGTCGTACCATTCCTTTCTTGAAATTTTCTTTATATCTCATATCGTTTTCTCAGACAGCTTAACTTTCTACCTGAAACAGCTTATACTGATCACTTTCTCATTATTCTTTGCTTGATCATATAAACTGCTGTGATTCTTCGTTTCGCGATTTGTTGAAAAATTGTAATACCAAATCTAGTTTGTGAAAAATAAAAAATACAAAAAACCTGAAAAAATATGTTTATGTTTGCTTGCTTCGTTAATAGTTACTTGAAGAATCTTAATCAGATAGAAAGTTAAGCTGTCTGATCATACTCCTTTACTTATGATATCCGGCACAATTGCCTACATAATGCCACTGCAAACCTTCGTGTTTTGTCTCGCCCCCCCCTGTTATCTCAGGGTAGAAACGCTTATACCACTTCATCAGTGTCTTATGATCGATTCCGGATGATCTGCTGATCTCATTTGATGACATGTTATGCTTGATCCACAGTGTCACAACACGTCTTTTAAATCCTTTGCTGTAATCTGCCATCAGTTCTCCTTTCTGCCCACTGCCTTAGGCAGCAGGCTCATGGCTTATACTGGCTGTTTCTTATGCGGTTAATAGTTACATGTGGTATATAATTTAGCTCTCCGGCTGATCACTGCCTGCATATGATCCCTTTGTGCTGTTGTTGGTCACTTAAGATCATTCCTAAATCCACAGCTACCACGACTAATACTACGACTTTTTATTAAACAACAATCATGGTTTATAGTGTCTTGCAGGCAGTGATCAACCGGAGAGTCTTATTTTTATTACATTGCTGCGAGTAACTTATTGATAAAGTACTGCTGCCCTTTTCCTGTAACTTTCGTTGTCTTGCTGATCTTCGTTGATCCATTTGGCTGATTGATCACTGTTTCCTTGATCTCGAATAGATCCATATCCATTGCTCGCTGCGTTGGCATATTCCAATCAGAGCCTTTTCTCTTGATCAGATAACCATTGCATCGCATCCATTCAAACAGTTTATTTTGCCCCGTCTGTACTCCGTTTTGACGAAGAATCTTAGCCAACTCTCCGATCAGGATAGATGTATCACTCGTGGAAACTGCATCCGCAAATATCTCTTTTGGTTTCATTCTTTCGTTATCCTCAATCAGTATTGCGTTGTCTGATTTGAGCTTGTCTATCGTTTTATCTGCCATCTTCAATGCTCTTGCAAATATCTGCTCTGGTGTATTCCAGGCTTTCTCAAGATCCAAGAAATACTGTCGGATCTGTTTTCCTTCTGGCGATCTTTGAATCATACAGATCTGTTTTGCCATATCGATAGAAATCTCATATTCTGTTGATGGTCGTCCTCCGGTACTTTCGGACATTTTTGTCCAAAAGTCTTTATACTCTTCAAACCCATATTCACACATTCGATCAATCCATTTCTTGAACGGTGTCTCGATGTGTAACTGTTCATGCAGATTTCTTGCAGATACTGTCGGCTGTTCTGTTTCGTAGTTGACTGCGATCAAGTCTCTAATCTCACTCACGTTATAATTCATCTACTAACTGTTTCTGTAACAACTGCTGTTCCAAAGAATCAAAATCATGATTTCTCTCGCAATCCAAGTGTGCAGGATTCTTTTTCTCTCTTCTTACTGCTCCAGTACCCCTATTCCGTTCCCAGTTCCGTACTGCTGCCTTCCAGTCTTTCATCTTGTTTTTACCAACCATCCAACCTTTGGATTCGTAAAAGTCAATAAAAACATTTGCATCAACGCTATTGTTCCGCTCTTTGCAATAACCGAAGACTTGCTCGTATGTAGGTGGCGTGAAACGCTTTATATTACTCTTCTTTTCATTCTTATCATTCTTTTCATTCTTGTTTGTGTGTTTCTGTGACGTTTCAGTGTCGTTTGACTGTCGTTTTTCTGTCGTTTTTTCATTTTCAGAATCTTGATAAACACTGTAATTTACTACGTTTATGACCGTCTTTTTTGTGTCGCTTTTTACGACCAACATAGAATCATCTTCAAGCATTTTCAAAAACCGCTTAACTTTTGTGTTACTCCAACCCCATCTATCACATAATTTTCGGATGGATGTGACTGTCTGACCACGTTCTATCTTGATCAACTTCCCATCAATTAATACTTTTTTCTCACAGTGATTAACCATAAGTAAGAGATCCATCCAAGCCTGTCCTTTTGAAAACGGCTTATCTTGCCAAACCCAGTGATCTGTAAGACTCCTGTAAGTCTTTACCCATCCTTCGTTCATGTGATCACCTCGTTATTTCAATTTCTTCTATCTCAACTTCAACTCTTGGTTCATCTGCATAATGCTTTTCCATATGCAGTGTTACAACCTGTGTATCATCCCTGTATGCTAATTTATTCAAAGCATCAAGAATACTCTTTGCTATGTTATCGATATCTGGCTTCTTTGTTGGAAACATCAGATCATCTAACATTTGTTGTTTCTTTTTCTTGCTTGTGCTTTTAACGATCGGATAATAAGCAATGATCGTTACTTTTAATGGTTGTCCATCGTTAAAGATCATACTGTTTGCTTCTTGCCTGTAACAGCACTTGATCAAGTTTTCATATAAAACTGTCTGTTCTGGTGTGTAAGAAAATGAATTTCCTCCCCTCCCTCGAACAGTTCGTGCCCTGGCTTTTCCTTTCGGAGCACCAGGGACTATAAATTTCACTGTCTTCATAAAACTCTTGTCCTTCTTGCTATTTAAAGAACTGCTGCTGTTCGCTCTTTACTTCTTCTTTTACCTGTTGTGGTTCTTCTGATACTTCTGACTCATGAATCTCCTGATCAGCTACAACATTTTTCATCGTTCTCCATGTCCACATAGTCTTTTGTTCCGTCCTCATGAATCACTGCCATGTCTACATCCATAGCACTCTGCATATCAATGCTCATGATTCCCCATTTGCTAATTAATTGACGAAGCATTGTTTTGTAAGCCATAGCATCAAAATCCTTTTCCCAGAACGTATAACCCTTTTTGGCTTTATATCCTTTCGAATACTTTAATGCGTGAGCTTCCATCTTCTTCTTTGACCAATACATCACTTTCTTGAATCCGTCCGTATATTCAAACATAGCGTAATATCCGACCGTTGGTGCTTCTTCTCTTGCTTCTTCATCTTCGATCAGATTCACTTCAATCTCCTCATTCAGCGGATCAAAACGAACAAGCTCACCTTCTTTGATTGCCAAAACATTTAGTTTTTTGTACTGCCCAGATCTTATTGCTAACTGGATATACCCCTTATATCCGAGCTGGAACTGTGCTTCTTTGAATCCTTTTTTGTTATTGTTGAACGGCACCATGTAATACTGTCCAAGTTGCGGAGACGGAGAAAGCTTTAGAGATTCCCCTAACAGTGCCGCACTTAAGATTGATGGATTTGTACATTCCTGTAACGCAGAATTAGTCTGAACCGCTGATACGATGGATGAAATGAAACGATCTCCATTCTTTCCGCCGATTACGTTGTTGATCTGGTTCTTAACAGCATCATTTGTAAGGTATGCTGTTAATCCTGTTTTCTGTTGTCTTTTCGCCAAACTGTTTCCTACTGCCATGCTACATTTCCTCCTGTTTAATGATTTCAAATTCTTCACATGCTTTTTTCAAGATGTTTAGTTTCATGTTTGCCTCTTCAAAATTGTGTTCTTTTACCACGTATCGAAACGTGATTGCAAGTGTTCTTTCTCCTGTTGTTCTTGTTTTCTGAACTGGTACTTGATCATTCGGTTCAGTCTCTTCTTTACCAGCAGATGCAATTTTCTTCGCTTCTTCCTCTAACTGCTGTTTCCTTTGTGCTTCTTCTTGTCTCTGCTGTTCTTCGAATAAAGCTTTCTTTTTCGCTGTCTCTTCTAACTGCTGCTTTTTGTTTACTGCTGCTGTTAAATCAAAGTTTTTCAGATACTCTTCTTTCATCTCATATGCATAAGGACTTGTATCTGCATTGATCACTACAAGATCGTTATCAATCTTATCTCGAACCTCTGTGATCTCATTTGTGATAGATTTGAGTGTCGTTGATACACTCAGCCATGATTCTTTGAAAATCTTGTCAAATGTCACGATATCAGCTAAACCACCGATTGTTTTTGCATAGATCTCTTTAACCTTTTCAAGTTTTTCTTGTCTGATAGATTCATCATATGCTTTTATCTGTGTATCAATATTAGATACCGCTTGATTCACGATAGAAATTAATTCTTTTTCCTTTTCTTCAAAATCTGTATACGGAATCATAACTTGCTTCTTAATCTCTTTTCTTTTGTCCTCTAATGCTGTAATAAATTTTCGTAGAGCTGCACGATCTTTTTTTGCTTCCTTCATTTGATCTGGAGTATAAACAAGACTCATGTAGTCATTTGCCTTATTCGTAATCTCACTTTTTAGTTCTTCAAAGTTCCAGTCAATCTTTTGTAAGAATCCATCTGCCTGTGGATTATATATCTTTAATTCCATATGTTTCTCCTCATATCTCTGGAAGTATCAAGTTTGGCATCTGCCTGTTCTCAACCTTCTTCCAAAACTCTTCTTCTGCTTTTTTCAATATTTCTATATCTTCGATCACATCTGATCGTTCAATGTGATAATCTTTTGTCTGTAACCTTATCTGTCCTTGCCATTCTGACTTTAGCTGTGCCCGAAGCTCAACGAAATCATATTCTGTAACAAGTAGATAGTGCAAAACCTGTATGTAGTAGTTATCAGGGATTCGATCATTCCATTTTTCTCGCTGCATACTTTGTAGGATATTTGTAGTCTTGATCTCTAAGATTCCCTTTCTTCCATCCTGATCTGTAAGCTCTCCGTCCAAGGAAGCATGTGCCCATTGATATTTTTCATTTCTGATCATGTTGTCTCCGAAGTATTCAACCTTGTATTCTGAATGATCAAGAGCAAATAATTGTCTTAGTAGCGGCTCTGCATCATGTCCATACTTCACATAATCCTTATCTGAAATATCCGGAGCGATCCGCTGTCCTGTTTTTTCTAAATAAAGATCAGTATTGGTTTTATATGGATTGAGTCCTAATACCGCAGATGCATCAGATCCACCGATTCCGTGTCTGGCATTTAACCAGGAATCAAAGGAATCGAACTGGATCCGTTTGATTCCTTTGCTAATCTCAATCTCCTGCATCTTTAAACCTCTTTCCCAATTCTTTTAATTTAGGAAAGACAAGATCAAACTGTTCTTCTGACATTCCACAAAACTCAATTCCTGCATTTCCATACTTTTCTCCAATAATCAAGGCATTACCAAGAATCTGGTATCCATGGCGATCTGTCTCATACAGCCATGAAGCTATCTTATTTAATTTATTTTCATCGCAATGAAAATAAAATTCTTCATCAACCAACATGCTTACTTTTGATCCTGGTACATTTTTAATCTCAATTCCTGCACCAATCTCTGTATATAATCTCTTGGGCTGTACGTGTTCAATTAGCTCACATCTGTTTCCGATGTGTTCTTTCAACTTTTTCCATGATTTAAGTCCCACGTCTGGATATTCCAGCTCTTTTACCTCATTATCAGTTGTGATCAGAATCATCTTTCCCATTGTCATTTCCTCTTCTTTCTTCTAATAGTCCCATCAATTTTTCTTTCAGATACCATGCTTCGATCATACAGTTCGGATTGTTGAGAAACAGCATTGTACTGTAATCTGGTCGCTGTTCTGCACTAAAGCCATTTTCCCAGATCTTAACGCTTAGCACTGCGGTAGCTCCATGATATTCAGCTTGTACACATGGAACACCTGGTTCTCGCCAATCTATAGTTCCATCTGTCATTTCTTGCAGTCGCAACGATAGATCAAAGATCTCAACTACCAATTTTCTGATTTCACTTTTCTTCTAATCTGTGTTATACTTTTCTTGTGTATTTACATCTGTGCCTTCGGAAGTTGCCGCTTCCTGGGCACATTTTTTTATCATTCTTGCTACTTCGTCATAAGCAAGAAGCTTTGCGGTTTCGAAGTGTATTTTGCCTTCTAACTCTTCCGCCTGCATATCTAGCTCAATTTCTTTCTCTTGAAATTTGATCATATGATCAAGCTCTTTTAAAATCTTATTTATCAAATTTCTTCACTCCTTCCTCATAGATCATCGCTGTGATCAAACACAACGCTGCTAATTCCTTAAATATTCCCATTGCGATCAGCACCGCTGCCGTGCAGATCATGGCTTTTGTTTCACTTTTCATCTCATGCTCCTTTCTCAAACACTTATCATTTCAGTTGCAAAAAACTTTTTTGCATTTATGAAATATCTATGCTTATTTTCACTTGTCCGGATTGCATATCCCCATGGAAAAATCCCTTGAATCAGTCCTTTTTCGATTGTTGGAACCCCCATTCCCATCAAATACGCAACTTCTTTCGGGGTTAACGTCTCTATTTTCTTTTTAGGAATTACTGTCTCTTCGAAGTAATTCTCTGGAAGATCAAATGCTTCTGCAATCTCATTTCGTCTTGCTTTTGTCGGTTCCGAATCTCCGGACATCCACTTACTGACGGTCGATCTACTTACACTGCAGATTCTGGACAACTCTACTTGATTGATGTTTTGATCTACCATTACTTTTTTAAGCCTGTCCCTGAACACCTTTATCACCTGCCTTTCTTCAGATGGCTTAAGTCTCCGCCCGATTGAGTGCTATTTTTAATAATTAACCAATTTAGGGAGGGTTTCGGGGTTACGTGTATCGGACAGAGGATTAAGCCATCTGCTATTATTCTGTTGTTTTTCTTTCATATATCTCCTATACTTAATTCACAGGGCACTGGCATGTCCGAGTATTCAAGAAAGGAGAAATCCGTATGAAATACATTTTCTACATTGATCAGGAAACCGTATCTTGCGATTCAACCACCATTGAATCTTTAATTAAAGATAACTGCAATTCATATTTACAAGTAAATTCATCGCTTTGGGCTTTAGATATTGACAAAGATCGTTTCATAACTAGTTTTCTTGCTCCTGAAAAATACTATATCGATATACTCTTTGATGAATATCTAAATGATTCCAGTATCTGTTTTATGCTAGATGCGAATTCTAAACATTGTAATTATTTGTTACCGGACAGTGCTATTCAATTTATTTATAAGGACGTTGAATAACACGCTTCTTAATAGCTTTTGTCCCTAAGCTTTGCAACGCTTCTGTCATTTGAAGGAGTGCAACTACATCTTCTTCATCTAGATATTCTTTTTGGCAGAGCGTTGTAATTGCTTTTTGAATTTGATTTCTTACATAATTCAAATAATCACTAGTTATTGTGATATCTGGTTTTTTTCCCATATTCTCACCTCCTGGTTATTTAATTTCGGTTAAACCGAAGTCTAACGGTAAAAAAATAATCTGCGAATAACGTACATTATACGTTTCTTCTATTTTACGAAGCACTGGAATATCTGGATAAGACTTTCCTTGTTCATAGTTTCTAAGTGTATCTGTCGCTATTCCTATTAATTTAGCAGCTTCTTCTTGCTTATACCCTCGCATTTCACGGATACTTTTTAATGTTGCTTTCATATCTTTAGGAAATCTAGTTTCCATTTTCACTTTCGCTCACCTCCTTAGTTCTCTTATATACTACCACGGTTAAACCGAAGTGTCAACGGTTTTTCCGAATTTTTTTCGGTTTATGTTGATTTTTTTCGGTTTCTCCATTATAATATAGACATATTCAAATCAAGAAAGGAGGCACTGGTAAATGAGCGACTTAGGAAACAAAGAAGTCATGGCTAGAAATATAAAATACTATCTAAAGGCTAACGATGTTACTCAAACAGAAATGTGCAACACCTTAGGTTTTAAAATGTCTACCGTATCAGATTGGATGCATGCACGAACCTATCCACGAATTGACAAAATAGAAATGATGGCTAATTATTTTGGAATAGAAAAATCGGATTTGGTAGAAAAGAAATCTTCTTCTGCAGAACTTAATAAAAGAGACACAAAACAAATAGAAGAAATCCTACAGCAAACCAAAGACAAACTAACATCCCAAGAAGGACTAATGTTTGATGGTGATCCTGCTTCTCCTGAAGCAATTGAATCTATTCTAAACGCAATGGAAATTGGGATAGAGATGGCTAAGAAAAAGAACAAGGAAAAATATACACCTAAAAAATACAAAAAGGACTGATGTGAATGGACATAAAAAAGATTGTAAATTCGCTTGTCAAGAAACACAAAACAAGAAATCCTTTTGAGATTATCAAAGGACTAAATGTTATTCTTGTGCCAGTGCCACTTGAAGGTGTCAGAGGGTTTTATCAATATTTTCAAAGAAATAATATTATCTATATTGATGATTCTCTTCCAGAACATGAACAGATTCTTGTCTGCGCCCATGAGTTAGGCCACATGCTACTGCATAAAAAGGCTAACGCTCTCTTCATGGATACGTATACTGGATTTAACACCACAAAATACGAAAAAGAAGCTGATTTATTTGCTATGGAACTTCTGGTACCTGACGAAACATTCTTAGAATATCAAGAATATACAACTGAACAAATTGCACTCGCTCTTGGGTACACTGAAAAACTAATTAAGTTAAGATTAAAATCAAAATGAAGGGAACATAATGGGGTTATTAAATTCAATATTTGGAAACAACGAATTAAATGATAAGATTCAGGAATTAGAAAATTCTAATTTAGAAATGCAAAAAACAATTGCTAATCTTGAAATCGAAAAAGCTAAATTGGAATCGAAGCTTACACCTGAAATGTTGGATTTGGAATCTTTACAAAAACAGATTTCTGAATCACAAGTAAAATTTGCTCATGATAAAATGGAACAAGAACAAAAGCTTTCAGAACAGTATGATAAGTACATGGAAGAAATTTCTAAGCAAAAGTCGCTTATTCTTGCTTACAATGACGAAATTAATGAGCTAAATTCTAATATAAAAGAATTGAAAAATGAACTTATTACTTTCTCTGATGAAGTTCTTGTTCAGGATTTCGGGTTATATGAACCACGCTACTCTTTTACTAACGCTGATGCTTATAAAGCAGAGCTCATAAATATACGAAACCAGCAGAAAGCAATGATCAAGGATGATACAGCTGTATCCGGGAACATAGGATGGCAAGTAAATGGTAGTGAAGCCAAAGGACGAAAGTTAGTAAGAGACATGCAGAAGCTACTGCTTCGTGCGTTCAACAGTGAATGTGATGAGATTATTAGTAAGGTAAAATACAATAACTATGATACATCTGTTAAGAAAATGGAACGAAGTTTCAATGCTATTGCTAAATTGGGTGTAACAATGTCAATTGCCATAACCGCTCATTACTATGATCTGAAAATTCAAGAGCTTAGATTAGCTCTCGAATATCAGATTCAAAAACAGCGTGAAAAGGAACAAAAGGCAGAATTAAGAGCTCAACAGCGTGAAGAAGCTCGATTACAAAAAGAACTAAAAGAACAACGTAAAAATATTGATAAAGAACGCAAACATTACGAACAAGCCCTTTCTAATATCAATCATCAAATTTCAACCGCTTCTGATGACAATATAGAAGATTTAAATCAAAAGAAAGAGGAAATCATACAATCTCTTTCCGAGATTGACACTAAAATCAAGGATATTGATTACAGAGAGGCTAACCAAAAAGCTGGTTATGTATATGTAATTTCTAACATTGGATCATTCGGTGAAGGTATTTACAAAATCGGTATGACACGTAGATTAAATCCACAAGATCGTGTAGATGAATTAGGAGATGCTTCTGTTCCATTCAAATTTGATGTACATGCAATGATCTTTTCAGAGGATGCTCCAGCATTGGAAGCAGCCTTACATAGAGCTTTTGAAGATCGTAAATTAAACCTTGTAAACCAAAGAAGAGAATTTTTCAGAGTTTCCTTAGATGAGATCAAGGATGTTGTTAAGAATAATTTTGATAAAACAGTGGAATTTGTTGATGTTCCTGATGCTGATCAGTACAGAATCTCCCTGAAACTACGAGAGGAGGAACATCAAGAATGAGCATCTTTGATTTTTTCAGAAAGTCGAAAACCGAAGAACCTAAGCAAGAAGTTTTAGATGAACCATCAACTTCTAACATCGCCTTGGATTCATCATCTTATGTCAATGATTCAGAAGTTTCCCTAAAAAAAAGAGAGTTTTATACAGCTGTATTCCTCGACAGATACAGTACTGGAACTCCGATCATGGACGACAACGAATATCCAAGATACTTCCAGTATGATTTTGAAATCAAAAGCCCATCTAAATTTCATAAAAAATTAGTCCAAGATGGTTATTATAAAGATGCTGAATTGGTAGATATCTTGCGTTCTTTAAGAATACCAGAGTTAAAAGATCTGTTAAGAGAATTACGTCTACATGTATCAGGGAACAAAGAAGATTTGATCAATCGTCTATTAGCTACTGATTCCTCTGATGAATTAATGCATATTTTAAATGCTGATCATATAAAATTTTATTCTCTATCTAATAAAGGAAAATATTTTGTGGAAAATCACAAAGATTATATTGATCTGTTTAACCACAGAATCAAATTAGGGATAGGCATTGACGAATATATATCTGCTAAGAAATCATGTCCAAATAATTATGATTTTCATAAGATCATTTGGTCTATATTAAATGATCGAGAATTTGAATACATGAAAAATAGTAAATTCAATTTATTAACATGTAATTATCGATCTATGGCTGAATGGCTAGGTGATTCAGGTAAACAGGAAGATTCTCTTCTGTACTACCTAAAGGCACTCTACTTTGAGATTATGGCTTCAAATTTTAGCAGCATATCATTATATAACGATGGCGTATATTCTTCTACACGTGTACATTCAGATTCTTTTAATGAACCATATTTAACATATCTTGTAGGAAAAATTTATAATTTAAGAGAATTTTATTCTCAAACAATTTTTGAAGATGCTTGTGAAGTAATGAATCACTTTTATGAATTTGTCTTATGCGATAAAAATACTTTCAAACGTTTGGTTGCAGATATAATCAATAATAATTACGATCATGACAAATGGATGAAGGAATTTAAGAGAATCTATACAAATTTATTTTAATAAATGAACTTTGAAAATATAATATACTTACCCAAGAAGTCGTCAGACGGCAAGTCTCCAACCGCTCCGAGCATTGCGGAAAGGAGGCTTTTATGAGGAATATGAGGAATTTATGATCATCATAAATGTTGCACTGTTAATCATTGCCATTCTGAATTACACGCATAAAAAATAGCCGTCCTACCCCTGGTAAGTGTAGAACGACTATTTTCGTTAAGCATTCGCCGGAGCGGATGGGTTTGCTCCATCGTGCCGACTTCCTTGTTAAGTATATTATAATCAAAGTTCTTAGATTTTTCAATACTATCTTGCTAACATTGGAAAAATGGTTACATCAAGGATCACTAGACTGTAACCTAGTGAAATATAAAGGAGGTTAACTTATGTTTTGTTCAAATTGTGGTGCTGAATTGAAAGATAATGCAAATTTTTGTAGTAACTGCGGACAAGCAATTACTTCTGGTACTTCAACATCTTCTGCTTCATCAGATGACGAGGTAGTTGTTAAAGAAGGTTTATGCAATAGAGTTAAAAGTAAATTATTTGTACAAAATGGTCATGGATTATTAACTAACAAACGTTTTATTTATTCTAAGCATAGTATTTTTAAAACCGCTGCCATTGGTCTACTTGTCAATCTAACGAAAGGTAGTTATGATTTTGAGATTCCAATTTCTGATATAAAAGAAATCAAAGATGGTCGCCAAGGAATAAGTAAAACAATTATTATTTGTACTAATTCAGGCGAGGAATACAATTTTTACTTTACAGATCGCCAAAAATGGATTATCGAGTTTAATAATCTCATTAATAAAAACTAATTTTTTTACATTAAAAAGCCGCCCGGCTGCAACCAGGCGGAATAAAAAGAAAACTACTTGCATCTATTGGCTAGATGTGTACTTTTCCCCGACAGTTAAAGTATACCATTTTTAGCCTACACTTTGCAAGAAGTGTATTTTTTGTACCCAAATAATCAAAATATGGAAAGGAACGATGGTATATGAACATAGGAAATCAGTTAGGAAAACTAAAAAAATCAGATCAATTCTGCATTTACTTAAGAAAAAGCCGTGCAGATGCCGAGGCGGAAAAACTGGGAGAAGGTGAAACTTTAGCAAGGCATGAAAGAATCTTAACAGAATTAGCAGTAAAACTTGGGCTTCCAATCGGTAAAATCTATCGTGAACTTGTTTCTGGAGAAACTATTTCCGCCAGAAAAGAAATCCAAAGTATGATCAATGACTGTTATGCCGGTATGTGGAAAGGAATTTTAGTTGTAGAAGTTACCAGATTATCTCGTGGAAATCAGGGAGATGCACAAACGATCATGGACTGTTTACGATATTCCAATAATAATAATGGTATTCTGGTCGTCACTCCAACCAAAACATACGATATTGTCCGGAGCCCAGATGATGAAGAGTATATGGAATTCGAGCTTTTTATGTCTCGCAGAGAATATAAAATGATCCGTAAAAGAATGATGCGTGGAAAATTGCAGGCGGTCATTGAAGGAAATTATATGGGTTCCTATCGTCCATATGGGTATGATATTCTAAAAACAAAAACAGGAAGAACACTTGTTCCAAACCAAGAAGAAGCTCCGATCGTTAAGAATATCTTCGAATGGACTGTAAAGGAACATTTAACTCCTGGCAAGATTTGCAAGAGACTTAATACTATCGGTGTACCTACTTACTCCGGTGATCCAGAATGGTCTGTTTCTTCTATAAAAACCATTCTCACAAACCCTACATATACCGGCAAAGTCCGCTGGAATGATCGAATGCAGGTAAAAACAATGGTAGATGGCAAACTGGTAAAAAGTCGCCCACGATCTAATCACACGAATCAGTACATGCTTTACGATGGAAAGCATGAGGCAATTATAGATGAAATCACATTCCATGCTGCTGCCTCTCATTTCCATTCAGACAAAACAAAAGCAAATTTAAAGCTGATGAATCCGTTTGCCGGTATATTAATCTGCGCAAAATGCAAAAAAACTATGATCTATCAGGGATATAATAAACGTCCTAACACTCCACCTCGCATCCTGCATAAATCTTCACAGATATGCAATGTGAAATCCGCTGTGTTAAAAGATGTCATGGATGCAGTTGCTCACGCTCTGGAACTGTATATTGATGATTTCGAAATGAAGATAGACAATCTCCCAGTTGTTGATGAAAACAACATCCTTAGTCAATTAGAAGCTTTGCAAAAAGAATTAATAAAGCAAGAAAAGAAACTGCCAAAGCTGTTTGATGCCTGGGAAAACGGAATCTTGACCGATGATGAATTTACCAGACGAAAGCTTATTAACAAAGAACGCATTGAGTCCATAAAAAAGCAAATGGATCATCTAGAGGACTCTGTTCCGACAAAAGATGAGTATGAAGAAAAAATAATGCTCTTATCAGATGCATTAAAATCCCTGCTAGATCCAACACTTGATGCTGATATTAAAAATACTTATCTAAAAAGCATTATCAGCTCCATTGAATATAGCAGGGATAATAATACAGAATTTATATTAGACGTTTTCCTGAAGGA